AGCAATGTTTTAAGAGTTTTATACTGAATAGCCACGAACTAAAATGGTATATCTTCTTTCTTAACTTCCTGTGTATTATCTATAAATTTTCTAAACCCAATGCTTGTATAAGGTGCTCCTTGCTCTGTTTCTTTATTCCAACACCCTAATTTATAAACTTCGTTATCAATAGTAACTTTACCGCCCCTATCAGGTGTTTTTTCATTAAGTTTCTTTTCAGGGTCATTGATATGTATAAGACCGATGCACTCAAAAAATTCTAGTTTTTCTTGTCCGTCCCTATTACGACTTTTGATCATACCTCCATATCTAACCCTGCCATTTAATGTAAAAGTTCCTTTTTCAATTATTTGTGCATTGTTTTCGCTTTCCCTCCACAAATAACCTGAACCCTCTCTATCTTCTTTTTTATATTCCATTTTTACTCCTTATAAGTTTATATTCGTAACCTTTACCACCATAAATTTTTCTTTTTTCAACTACCTCACCTGTTTTAGGCAAATCAAATTCAATCCTGTTGTAATCTTTTCTTAAGTTTCTAATTGCAGCAGATATGCTAGGTTCTCCATAATAATGGCCAATAGATGCAAACTGTTTTCTTAAATCCCAAAAAGTCCACCATTGACCATCAGACATTCTTGCAAAAACTAATCTATCTAATGACACCTTAGCCATTAGATCCTCTATCAGTTCTTTGGCTACTATCAAAATCATCTTTTTTTACAACTTTTTTATTTTCGTATAAATTTATAAGATTTGTTAAAGCATCTTTTGTTTCTTCCTCTGTACTATTGTCTCTTGCTTTTTTAATAGTATCAGCATTAGTTTCATACATAACCACATGATCTTCTTCTTGAGGATTAGGCATTAGCCGTCTGCAAGCATTTAATAAACCCACTTCATTTAACACAGTAGCTGCAGCTGCTTTATTGTTAGAGTTTTTATATAACTTATATTTTATATCTGATGCTTTTTTTACTTCTGTTGCATTAGAAGTTTTGTCTCTTTGCATTGCTTTTTCTGCATCATCATCTTCTTTCATAGTTGCTACACCGCAAGCCATTAGTAAACTATATCTTTTTGCATAGCTAAGAGCAGAACCGAAAGCCTGTGGGTCATGTTTTATGGCAGGTATAAATACATTACCTGTGCTTAGTTTACCGCCGTGGCCATAAAATATTGTTTCAACGCAAACACCACCCTCATGGTCTTTTGACTCTTGTTGCAGGTAAATTCCGTTATCATTTAAAGGTTTTTTTACTGAATCAAATACTGCTTTTAAAGATGCAAAGTCTGATTTAAAAAAAGGGTTTTGTTCATCTTGAACAATGTGATCAATTTCTTTTTGTGCCTCAATCAAAGCATTTATAAGTTCTGTTGTCATTTTATATACTCCATAATGATTTAGCAGCCTCTTTATCTTCATCTGACCATCGCCAATCGTCAAAGTCAGGGTAGAACAAAGATGCTACAGTTCTAATATCATCTGAATAAGAAAGTACATTCATCATTGCATATGCAGCACTTTTAAGTTCAGATACTCTTTTTTCCACATCTGTTATTTCCATAGATACAACTTCGGCTTTCGTCTTAGTTACATGTATGAAATCAGCATACGGAATACTGTCCTCTGCATAAGCATATAGGCTTAGCTGACGACAAATACTGGTTGGAATGACTTTTTGCAGTCTTTTTGTTGTTTTTATGTCCCTTATAATGCCTTCATACTGTAAATCTATGTAGCCAATAATAGGTATAGGTAGTTCGTCAAATTGAATTTCAATCTTTTTTTGTGATTCAATAGGTTTGCCTAATTTACTGTAAAAAGGCAATGCGACTTCTAAATATCTATGCAAGTCATCTTTTTCTTTTTCTATATCTTCTAATTCATACAAATGCGAATGTTGATTAAACTCAGATAAAGCGTCAAAATCCATTTCTGCATTAGATATTGATCTATGTAATTTTTTATTTATAGGTAAATCTAAATCAAAAGCATCAGTTATAGCATTGTCTATAACAGTACCACGCCACATAGCAGGATTGCTTTTATTCCTGTACCCGCTGCATTTTAAAATCCAATGGCAAGGGCTAGATATAAATTGATTTATTGAACTAGCTGATAAGTGTTCAATGTTATGTGCATCAAAAGGATTATTTTTCATTTAATATTTCATTTTATTATTTATCATTACTACTTGTATAAAAATCTATACTACCATAAAATAATACAAAATGGAATTAAAAGACTATCTTAAAACAAATAAAATAACGCAAATAAAGTTTGTAGAATTACTTGCGGAAAACAATCTAGAAATTACGCAAGGTGCTATAAATAAATGGGTAAATGGTGATCGCATTCCTAGAAAAAAAGAAATGTCTATAATTTTTAAATCAACAAACGGCGAAGTTACTCCTAACGATTTTTATAAATTAGATTAATACATATTGGATTTATCTGATATAATTATTTAATGTCTATTCAAGCCTTATCATGGTCAGTAAAAAAAGATTGCGACAATACAACAACTAAATTAGTTTTAATTTTATTAGCAAATTATGCAGATGAAAAAAATAGTTGCTATCCGAGTGAAAAGCATTTAGCTAAATTAGCAGGCGTTACAGATAGAACAATTAGAAGATCACTTAAATGGCTTAATGAAAATGCTTATTTAGATATTATTCATGTAAAAGGCACAAGTAATAGATATATTCTTAGGGTGGACGCTAGTGTCCATACTACTCAGGATACTGATGTCCTAACCCCTAGGACACCTATGTCCACTAATACTAAAGATAAAACTAAAGATAAAACAGACTTTAAAAAATTTGAAGAATTTTGGGATGTTTACCCTAGAAAAGTATCTAAGCATCAAGCTCAAAAAGTATTTAGTAAAATAGATGATAAACATTATGAAAAAATAATTAAAGCTACAGAGGTTTTTGCAAAAGAAACTTTAAATACAGAAATGAGATTTATACCTCACCCAGCCACTTACCTAAATCAAAGACGATACGAAGATTTTTTAGATATAAATAAAAATAAAAACAAGGGACAATCATTGAATAATTTAGCAGGATAAGGAGTATAAAATGAAAACTGTAAGTAGTATATTAGCTGACAATCAAATAGTCAGTTCTAATCATAATGAAGGGGCAAGAAAAATTAAATGCCCTAAATGTCAACCACCCCATAATTCTAAAGATAGGCCTTTAAGTTTGACTATTTCATCACAAAATGTAATGTGGAATTGTCATCATTGTTCTTGGAGTGGGTCAGAATTTTTAAATAGTATGTATATAACTAAACAAACTAAACAATATGAAAAACCTAAAAAACCTGAAAGGGTAGTAAGGAATGATTATTTATATTCTTTCATGAAAAAAAGAGGAATATCTAAATCTACAGTAGATGACTTAAAAATATATATTGATCAAAAAGAATGGATAGCATTTCCATACTTTGATAAAGATAGTGAATTAGTAAATATAAAATATAGGGATAGCAATAAAAATTTTAGACAAACTGCTAATGCTAAAAGAATTATCTATAACTATGACAATGTATATAAATCAGATGAAGTTATATTCGTAGAGGGTGAAATGGATGTTTTAAGTCTTTATGAAGTAGGATTTAAAAATGTTACAAGTTTACCTGATGGTGCAGCTAAAGAAGCTAAATTTAAAGCAGACGATGCAAGATTTAAATGTTTAACTAACTGCCCCATAAATGCTAAAAAAATAATTATTTATACAGATTACGATAAAGCAGGCAGAGCTTTACATCAAGAATTGCTACATAGATTTGGTAAAGATAAGTGTTGGCATGTTAGATCATTAGAGGGTTGCAAAGATGCTAATGAGGTATTAGTAAAACATGGTGTTGCAAAACTTAAACAGCTTATTGAAAATGCTATTCCATACCCTATAGACGGCTTATATAGAGCTTACGATTACTATAATCAAGTTCAAGATTTATACGAAGGTAATTATGTAAAACCTGTAGAAATAGGAATGGGTATTATTGACGATATATATAAAATCTTACCAAGTACTTTTCATTGTATTACAGGAGTACCTAATCACGGTAAATCAGTATTTTTAGATCAAGTATTAATTAATTTAGCTATTAATCATGATTGGAAGTTTGCAATATTTTCACCTGAACATTCAACAAGCATGCATATTAGAAGAATGTTGCAAATGTATAAAAAGAAAAGCTTTGATGATTTAGGTGGAGACAAAATGACAAAACAAGAACTCAATGAAGGTTTAGACTTTATAAATAAACATTTTTTCTTTATTGAAACTAAAGATGCTGTACCAAATATTTCTTACATTTTAGATATCTGTGCTAGTTCAGTTAATAAGTTTGGTATAAATGGGATAGTTATAGACCCATATAATGAAGTAAATGCTAAAAGACAAGGTAATGCTAGGGAAGATGAACATATAAGAGATTTTATATCAGAATGTAAAAGGTTTTTAAGATTATACGAAGCTACTATGTGGGTAGTCGCACACCCTACTAAATTACCTAAAAATAATGATGGTAGCTATATGCCACCTACAGCATATGATATTAGTGGTTCTAGTCATTGGTCTAATATGGCAGATTGTATTTTAACTGTTCATAGAGATTTTGATGAAAATACTACAAAAATTATTACAAGAAAAATAAGAGAACAAGATTTATATGGAAAAATAGGTGAAGTAAGGTATGTTTATAATAGTAAAACAAAAAACTTTGAAGAACCTAAAAATGAATACTGGGACGATATACCTAAGGAGTGGGTAAAATGAATATAGTTGAATTAGAAATAAATGAAATAGTTCCTTACAAAGATAATCCAAGGGTTAATAAAGATGCTATTAATGTGGTTAAAAATTCTTTATCAAAGTTTGGTTGGCAACAACCTTTAGTATTAGATAAAAATAAAGAAATAGTAGTTGGACATACAAGATATTATGCAGCACATGAATTAGGCATGAAAAAAATACCATGTTTAATAGCTGATGATCTAACCGAAGAAAAAATTAAAGCTTATAGGATTATGGATAATAAATCCTCTGAGTATGCATCATGGAACTATGGTTTGCTAACAAAAGAAATGCAAGATATTTTAGAGTCAGGTGGTCTAGATTTAACTTTTACTGGTTTTACAGATAGAGAAATTGACAACATGATTGATGATATAGAGGTAGATATACAAGCTGATGACGAAGTTGCAAGAATGGACGAACTTAATTTAATTACTTGTCCTAGTTGTGGACATAAGTTTAGCGAATTTAGTGCAAAGTGAAATCTTTAAAATTAGCATGGGTAGATCATGCAGCAGCAAAAAAAGCAGTATTCAGATGGCATTATTCAAGGACTATGCCTATAGGTAAGTTAGCAAAGATAGGTGTTTTTGAAGATAATAAATATATAGGTTGTGTTATATATGGTAGAGGGGCATCGCCTAAAGTCTTAAAAAAAGAAGCAAACTTAGAAAGTAATGCACAGTTTGTAGAATTAGTAAGAGTAGCTTTAGATAAGCATGAAAACCCAGTTTCAAAAATATTAGCTATTAGCATAAAGGTATTAAAAAAAAGAAGTCCTAACTTAAAAGCAATAGTATCATTTGCTGATACAAAGCAAGGCCACTTAGGAAAAATATATCAAGCAGGTAATTGGATATATACAGGACTAGGAGCAGTTAACTCTGAAAGTTATATTTTGCACGGTAAAGCTGTACATAATAGAACTATTACTCAAACTTATTACCCTAGATGGCATAAGTTATGCAAACAGGGTTTTGAAGGTAATTTTAATGACTACATGTATGAGAATGTAGACCCTAATATGAGGGTTATAAAAGCAAGTCCTAAGTTTAAATATATATATCCACTTGATAATGAAACTAGACAAGTTGTATTAAAACATAAAAAAGATTATCCTAAACAACTATGAGCGGACATGGTTTAATTAAAACGCATTACTTCCAGTTATGAGATGCAGGTTTAACTCCTAGCTGTTCGCACCAGTTTACAATTAAATACAAAAAGTGGCTAAAAAAGAAACTAAATATAAAAAAATAACACCGCAACTTAAAGAGAAATTAAGGAATACATTTGTGCAAGGAGAGCTTGATGCTCAAGGTTTTCGTAAGTTATTTAAGGTTGAAGATTTAGCAAACGATAATAATGTTTCTATAAATACTCTGTATAAACTTATTCAAAGAGAAAATTGGAAACAAAAGCAAGAAGAATTTCAATTAGATTATCAAGATACATTAGACAAACAACGCATAAAAGAGTTTAGTTTAGAGTCTAAAAAACTAGATTCTAATTTCCTAAATATATCTAAAGCATTACTTGCTAAAGTAGGACAAGTAATTAGAAATACTGATGTAAGAAATAAAGAATTTAGTCCACAACAATTAGATCAATTAGCATCTGCGTCATTAAAAATACAAAAATTTGCTAAATTAGCATTAGGTGAATCAACGGAGAATATGAGCATAAATGCAAACATTAAAGACGGAGAAGCCTTCAGAGAAGCTATGGAATTGCTTGACTCAGTTGCAGAGCAACGCAGAAAAGGCAACGATAGCTCTATACACTGATTGGCTTAAAACAGCTAGAGAAAAACAACTTAGTCCTGAAGTAGAACATTATATATGGCTTATCTTAGCAGGTCGTGGTTGGGGTAAAACAAGGACAGGTGCTCAAGATATAGCTTTATATGCTTTACGAAATCCTAATAGTATATGTGCTGTTGTAGCACCGACAGCAGGGGATTTAAGGAGAGTTTGTTTCGGCGGTCCTAGTGGCTTAATATCTATAATCCCTAAAGAATGTTATTCAGAAAATAAAAAACAAAAAGGCTATTCATCTAGTGTATTTGAAATAAGACTTTATAACGACTCAAAAATTATAGGCTATGCAGCATCAGAACCTGAAAGGCTTAGAGGTCCACAGTTTCATAGAGCATGGTGTGATGAATTAGCAGCATGGCGATATCCTGAAGCATTTGATCAATTAATGTTTGGCCTAAGATTAGGAGATAACCCACAATGTTTAATAACAACAACACC